TCATCTTTCTTTGCAGGCTTTACGTCGACTGGTTTACTAAACTCTTTCTTTACCTTAATCGGGTCCAACAGCTTAACTAAGAATGCGTCTGTGAAACTATACTCAATCTTATTAGCAATACTTTCAGCAAGCTGTGACTGATCCATCAATTTGTTATCTTCCATTACTTCTTTAACTCTCTAAGGTGGCTTAAAGCCTTAATCAAATTCTTTAAAACTGTGCCTTTCTCAACCTTCAAACAAGCTGGCTTATCATCGAAGTCACGATCAAGATTATCAAGCTCCTCATTGTAACGATTGAGCATAATATCAATCTCGTCAAATACATTTCTGAATGTATCATTCTTCTTGTAGTCAACTTCCTCAAGATAACCATCCTTAATCAACTCCTGTGCGTATACAGAATCAATCTTGAATGTAGCACTAAATGAAAACTTAGAATCGCCAGACTCTGTCTTATCAACAGAACTATCACTGTCTGTAAATACGTAAGACTTACCGTCTTCTGTTAGAGTCAACTTATCTCCAATCTCGAGATTAAAGAATGGCTCGATTACTTTTAATTCTTTCATCATAGTCGTATATTTTTGTGAAATTCGATTGCGTAACGTAAGAGTAGCTTAATTTGGTTGCAAAATTGAAATATTTTTGTAATTTGCAACTTTTGGATATATATATCCGTTATGGGGGATATAGGGGGTAGGGTGGGTGTGATATATAATATAAACTATATACAAACTATGAAGAATATAGATATATACGAAACAATATATGATGTAGATATAGCAGTATGTAACAAGAAGTGTACTAACAAAGATATAATAAATAACTTCTTAACATCTGATAGTAAAGAGATAACAGAAGAATATTTATCTGTAAAGCCTACTACAAGTGCATATACATTTAGAGCTATAAATAAACATAATAGACATACTACGTTTGTTGTAAGAATATTAAAGACATTTGGTAATAATAAATTAGAAAAAGATACTGATCTAATAAATACTATAGCTCATGAAGCTATGCATATAGTATTAGATGCATTTGATAAGATGAATGAAGTAGTTAGTGTGCATGTACAAGAACCTTATGCTTACTACATTGGATGGATATGTGAATGTATATATAAATCATACAAGAAATGAATACTATAGAATTAAATGCAATACTATACTACGCTGATTACTTATCACTTAGAACAATAAGCAAGCCAGTTACAGACAATTGTAAGTATTACTTTGTTCATAATACTCCTATAAACTCTGCATATATAGTAAATCTTGAGCCATTCTATGATAAGAATAATCTGTTCTACAAACAGGCTGAAGATGAGTATAATGAGCTTAAGAATAAGTTTGGAGAAGCTGGTGTAATGTCATTCTTAGAGAATATATCAGACCTTAAAGCTTGTGGTACTGTAGGAGCTAAACAAATGCTTAAATGCATACATAGATATAGTACAACAATAGATAGAAAGAAAGCTTTCTCAAGATATTACAGATGGCTTGACAAATAGAAATATATACAATTTGTAGAAAGTGAAAATGGCGAACAAGTAGAACAAGAATGCTCAAGGTATGTAGCTCACTCTGAAAGAATGCGCGGAAAACAAATCATTTATCAGAGCTCTGAGATGGCTTGAAAAAGAACAAAGATATAGACTTAAAAATGGATTGTACAACAAAGGAAATGATGTTTAATTTATCTTAAGAACAATGGGGAAAATAAGTAAATATAGTAATCTATACAAAGACGACACTTTGATAAGATCTGTAAACAGTAAAGGAGTTTTAGAAAAGTATACTCTAAAGGAAGTGCAAGATTTAGTAGACAAGCTTGGTACTGAGAAAGATGAGAATGGTCGTATAAAAGATCAGGAAGGATTTAACAACGCATCATATATACTTATGCAAATGTACAACGATCCTAAGTATAACGATGAAAAGGAAAACTTTATAAAGGAATTAAATGACAGATTGCGAGTTAACAAAGAAGAAGTTCGAGAAACTCTTAGAAGAGATGTCGAAAGTGAGACTAACGAATCCTCCGATACTAACAGTGAGCGCGGAGCAGTACAAGTATCTGGAGAAGATGGGGATAATAAAGGACGGGAAACTGGTGACGATGCCATCAAATTCGAGCTCGACGGACAAGAAGTTACCGTGTCTAAGACAGACATTGAAAACGACAAGGAGTTTTCTAAAGGAGCGTTCTTGAAGTCGTATGATGTGAATAGTAATAAAGAAGAGTACGTAGAATATAAGGAGAATTAACTATGCCAAAGAAAGAAGTATAGAACTATTACCTAAAGTTCACAGATTACGTAGAAGTAATATATGCTGCATACAAGGAGCCTGAAAAAGACTGGGTTCCTTGTACAGATGAAGAAGCACAATAGATTGTTAAACTAAACGCTTAGGCGTACATGATATATAAACAAGCATATGAAGCTAATAGAAAACAAAATAGAAAAGTTAGAGCAAAAGCATGATCTTCTTGGTGTTTACGAACAAATAGAGATGGCTGGTAGAACTGCATACAAATCATTAGATAAGATAGAGTATGATGAGAATGGAAGGTCTAAGACAGCTAAAGCATTTGTGGATAAGATGATAAAGCTTGGCCACGGGTCACCATTGGAACACGGAACTGTATATCTTATGCTCCCAGCACGGAGTAGCAATGTAGAAGATTATGATAATAATCAATATTCAACCTGTAAACTATGCCCATATATGGATGATTACGGAAATCCATCATTTGCTGTAACAACAAATTATAGAGTATTAGTTGAAAATGATCTACTTGATGATTTAGAGTTCTTATGCGAGCCTACAGAGTACCATGAAAAACGTACAACATTTAGATTGACATGCGCGAGAGTCCAAGCTGATTCATTTGTAAGACATAGAGTATTCTCATTCTTGATGGAGTCTACAAGATATTGTAATTATAACGATGGAAAGTTTGATGGTAAAATAACAGTAGTAGAACCAGTTGGGTGGGATGATTTTAGCGCAGTACAACAGAATTTATTCTTTGGAGCATGGAATTATTCTGAGGATAACTATATGACGTTAATTAAAACTGGTGTTAAACCTGAAGATGCAAGAGATGTACTTCCATTACAGCTTAAAACAGAACTTATAATGACAGGTACAGAATCTCAATGGGAACAATTCTTTAAGCTGAGAATATCAGATCATGCTCATCCAGATGCAAAGTATATAGCAGAACAAATAAAAGAACAACTATGAAGAATATAATTAAAACTATAAAATCTCTGTTTAAAAAGAATAAAAGCCGTTGTTGTGATGATTATGCTATTAAACTCAACATGATGTTCGGAGTAATATTTAATCGAGTTAGATTAGCTAATGCTTATAATTATAAGTACGTATTTAGCATCATTCCTCTTGATCATACTGTAATAATAAAATGTCAAACTTACAATAACGTCTCAAGCTGGATGTCTTTAAACTTAATGCACTATTGGAAATATTCAAAAGAAAATTTAACTGATTATATTGATAAAGAATTAAAAGTTTTAGCTAACGAAGTAGATAGTAGTTATAATTGTTATAAAGCAAGTAAAAATGAAAAAGATAATTAAAGCTCTGGCTCACTCATTTCATTGGGTGACTAAGAGCAATAGACCAAAGCATATTAAGTTTGGCTTCTATGCTGGTCTATGTGGAACAATATTTGCTGCAATCGGAGCAGGTTTAGCAGCAGAGTACAAAGACAAACAGTATGGGAATAAGTTTGATTGGCTTGATACTGCAGCAACTATAATCGGGGGTATGTTTGGTCAAGCAGCGCAGTTATTAATCCTATTCGGAATACTTAAACTGGTTAGATAATATGAATATTATAAGATTAATAGAGAACTCAAGAAAGCTAAATAATGAACAATTTGGCATTGTTAAGGATATGTTCAGTAGAGGTAGGTATAACTCATTTAAAGCTCTTGAGAGATTCTTAACGCTTGTAGCTGCTGGAATATTATACAGATATGCTATAGAAACATGGGATACAGATAAGCTTCAGTCTATAGCAATAGCATTGTTTGGAACACACTTATTGTTGAGAAATATAGTTCTATCAATGCTTGTATCATTAGGATTTGCTATTTCTCTAAACGGTAAACCGTATAAGCATAAAAAGGATCTTAAAGATATAACCAAGATCATGAGATCGTAACAATATAGAGCCGAGGGGATTAATTTCTTCTCGGCTTTTTTCATGCTCTAAGGGGAACCCTTTTCTTTCTTTATATATTTCTTTCTTTTAGGAGGGGTTTAGCTAAGCTTATATAGACTATATAAACTATATATACTTACTGTACCCTAATCTCTTTCTTTTGCTACTTTTCTTTCTCTATTGGATGGATTGTTTTGCAGTATAAAACAAAACTAAGCGTTTTAAGCCTCTATAAGCCCTTATAATTACTCAGGTGGATAAGTTATCCAGAACATCTATTATAACGCGTCAGAGAGCCTGTAAATAGCCTTAAATCGAATGCTGTATATTTCTCCTATAAAAAATATTTTTTATTTTATTTTTTGTTATGCAAGAAAAATTAAAGAGAGTGTATAAAAACTCGGAACTCCCCCCTGCCACTTCCCCCTACTCGTTGCAGCAAGGAAGTACCCCCGTACCCTGCCAAGAAGACAAACTCAATTAATCATCGTATTCGGCATGATACACGTTATAGCATTATGGAGCGTGTTTGTGCTTGCGATAGTAGTCACAGGTGCAGCAATGCTCCACGTGTCACGTGAAGGATAGTAGCGTGACACACACAGTCAGGTTGGTATAATATTAGTGTTTTTCTACACCGATATACACACCAGCCTGATTGTGATATTAGATGACAAATCAAACAAACAAGGATATATGAAAACCAAAACAGTTTTCTATCTTAGAGTCCAGGACTCTAAAAATAGACGCTACTGGCGCGACAGCCAGAATTACGACAGTATGGACCAGCTCTTTGCAGCATGCAAGGATTGGCTGTCAGAGCATAGATATACACCAGTTATCTTTGCTCAAAGAAAAATAGTAATCCCTGAGTAATCAGGGGTTATTATTCCTCCCAAAGAGTCATATGTAATTAAAAATAACATTCATAACAACTAAAACAAATAAATATGCTAAAAGCAGAGTTTAAGTATATGCTAATCGAAAATGGCATATACTATGTCAAAGTTATTCGCACTCCTGACTGGAGAGGCGGATATGAGCCGAAAGTTTACTTTAACTATGCGGCAGAATTCTACGAACTGCAAGACTTCGAGTACGTAGAATACGAGGGCAACCTCAATGACGCTGTTGAGAGCTATAACAAGGTTTTCGAGAGCGTGTATGACTGCGGTGTGCGTATGGTTAATTATCCATCGCTCGCACAGCTTGTAGAGGAGAAAATATATGCGCACGAATAGTGCGCATATATATCTCCCAAGAAGCCATACTATAACCCACTGCGCTCGCTTCGCTCGCGAGTCCTATTTGTTACCCAAGTTGCCAAACTCAGCTAATCATAATATTCGCCAACAAACAAATTAAACCAAGTTTGTTGTGCAAACCAGCTGTGGGTTGACAGCGTGCTACGGATGTCGGTAGTAACTATTTAAGCCTTTCCTGATATGTTAGGCAAAAGCAGTCCTGTTCGCAGGTTAGGATACTCGTGATTGGGAGTCCTGTAATCCAAAGAAGCCTAAGTCCAAATGGATATGGTGAGCAGTCAATCAATGTCAATAGCAAGGATACTAAGTACGTCTATGACCGATGCCTTGTGGTAAACCAGAGATGCAGCTACTAACTACAGAGGTACACGTGAGAAAGTATACTTCCAAGTAGATGGTAAGACACTTACGTATAACGTAAGTATTTCTGCATTTAACCTCGTGTGTAAGCTCATGAAAAAGGCTTACAACGATAACGTTGACTATAATTTCAGCATTGCGATATGATTAAAGTTTGCGTATGTGTAGTCGTGTGGCTCATTAATTGCTTAGTAGCAATAGAGACGCTACGACTATTACTTTTGTCTATAATAGACAAGAGTAACCTGCCAATACTGTTGGCTGTAGCTGTAACGCTTTACTGGCTGTTATCAACCAGTGTAAGCAGAACTAACTCCTTGACAGAACATGCTAAGGAGGCATTGGGTATGGATTATTAAGGAGAGTTAAACTCTCCTTAGTAGCCCAAGTAGCCATACTTATCCTCCATGTTCCCTCACCAAGAAGCCAAACATAGATTATTCATAGAACTCGCCAGCCAACACCGATAAGCTGTGCAACTGAACTGATTTCGGTAACCCAATAAATTGCAATTAAAATGGGAAATTTGATTAAAGGCTCTGAACTCGGAGCGTATAAGACGATTGCTATGTCAGTTGGCGTAGCATCAAAAGAGAATCGTAACGGTGTTAAATCACGCTTCCTGGTTCTCGTAGTTCGTGACGAAGATAGCGCTGCCGCTAAATCAAAACGAATCATCTTTTGGGATGAGGACGTACCAGGTTTGATCGACAAGATTAAGCCATTTACAGCTCCAAATCCTAACCCAGTCACAAAGGGTTTTGACGTAGATATGAACGCTATGAATGCAGCAGAAAACGCTGCAGACTTCGCTGATTACCTCCGTTTCCCAGGCATGATTGAAGAGCAATATGAGCTTTCAAAAGGCCCATGTTATGCTAACGACGCAGACGGAAATCGCATTCTCGATGCTGCTGGTAACCCTGTTGTAAGAAGCACTATTTCTGTTCTTACTCAGGTGAAATTCATCATGCCTGATGGCTCAATGAAGTACTTCAGCGGTATGGATCCATACAGCACTGGCGCTCGCATGGAATCACGTTTCTGGCGTGAGGCTGTGAACGCTACAAGTGCGCAGAGTGAGGGTGTTGTGGGGGCTCCCGACATCCCTGAGAATCCTGCACCTCAGGCTCCGCCTACATCGCCATTCTAAGTTAATATATAGCCTTTCTCGTAAGAGAGGGGCTATATAGCTCGCAACAAAAATCTATTTTCCTGTCTGTTGCAGCACAACCAATATTCTCAAAAGGGAGAGTATATAACACGTATAAGTGATTTCGATTATCACATATTGGACAAACTGTAGGGTAGCTCCCTATTCTTAGCTAAGGCAAACTAAGAGCACATATTGATCGTGTGTAGCAAATCCACATAACAACTGTATTGCGGCAGTCGGTATGGATGGGACATAGGTAGTATAATCAAGTGCCTATGCAAGTATTACTATTTTCCAGGACGGCACGCCCTCCTGCGAAAAGTAGATAATCAGATTCAAATACAATGCCAAGAAATTGTTTGAATCCCTATACAATTGAAACCAGTCTTGGCTGGGAGTAGAATCGCAAATCTACTCTAATTTACTATGGGTTGAAAATCCCTGGGCCCTGTATACAATACACCTGCCCTAAAATCCATCACATATCTTGTGCCTTGACGTGGCGTGGTGGCTTTAAACAGAACAAGATTTAAAATTAAAAAGTTATGGGAAAAATTAAAGATCCAGAAAACCAACTCTCAAGAATACTGAGTGTGGTTATTGCGTTCTTCATAGGAACGTTATTTGTGTTTGTAATATTAGGCATTAGTAAATGTCATGTTATAGACGATTTAGAGTATGCTAACTATAAGACTCTCGAATATAAAGAGAACTTATGTAATGCATACTACAACTATTTCAACAATGCTGAAGCTATGTTGGATAGTGTGAAGATTGAAGATTCTCCTTATATCGAGACAGATAAAGGTTCTGAATATCTCAACAGTGTAAAAGTTGTTAAAGATTTACAGGATCAAGAGGAGAATTGCGATAAGTACTAACAGAAAGCTGCCAGCTGTAAAGAGGTAGCATTATCCATTTGCATAAAAAACATGGTGGGAAAGTTTCTGCATTGCAGTTTTAGACCCACCGTTTTGTTGTCAGCACCTGTGTGAATAATAGTAACACTTATAGGAACTGTCTGGAGTGCTCACGAAAGTGAGAATATGCACATTAAATTAAATCCTTGTGCAAGGTAAATGTATGGAAGATTTCATTATCTTTTCAAACACATGTGGTGGTCGTACATTAGTACGTAAATCAGCAGTAGTATCTGTACACGAAGATGATGTAGAAGGAGAAATAAACGTATCAACAAACGATGCGGATTTCATGACTTCTGAATCATTTGATTCTATTATCTCAAAACTCACAAAGTAATGGGACAGAGTAATTACGAAGAGTTCTTGAAGGCAGCTGATGCAGCCGCAAGAAAGGTGCATAAGTCAAACGCTAAGCACCAGGTAATCAATCATGTATGGAGTTCTGAAAAGAACAAATACGTGAAAGTAAAGCGTTATCGTGCAAAGTCAGCAATGACAAAGCGTGAAGAGCGTGAGTTCTTTGGTCATCCATTCACATTCAAGAAGAGCATTGTGTTGATCAACAAGGGAGATATAACTATGCTATTTGATAAAAATTGGCAACTTTGTGATATTCTACCTTTGAATGACGACGCAAAGGAATTCCTTGATGCTCATCGTGGTCAACCTTATCAATTCTTTGTAAATGATTAGGTTATCATATGACGAATCTCTCGCTTTCAAGAAGATGGGATTTAAAGAAAACACAGATTGGTATTTTGTAAAAAAGAGACCAATTGAATCTCATCATTCATATAATTGGAATAAGAGCGGAGATAGTTTTGTGGCTATGCTAAATGTATACCAAGCAGTTGATTTCTTATCAATTAAAAAGGGAATATATATTAGCATATCAGTTCATACAAATCCTGAAATAAGGAAAGTTGAACTAATGACTACTGTGACGTATACAAGGGATGGTTATATAACATGTCAAAATGAACTTGGCAATCGTTATACAACCATAGAAACAGCCTTGTATGCTGGTGTGAAAAATGTTCTGGAAACTTTAAACAAGCTTTAATATGATTAAGCAAAAGGTAACAGAATATACCTCTCATTTCTTAGTAGAAACAAGATTAACTTTTACTAAGAAAGAAGCAAAAGCTTTTGATTTAGATAAAAATCTAAAAAAGAAAGTAAATGCTGTAATTAATCGCTATAAGCGAGAGAATATGACAAGGAGAAATTATACTACACTATTATTTGCAGTTAGAGACATAAAAGATCTATCTGTAACATATCCATGTGGTGTAATATTTCATGTTTATTACAACATTGCTTATCTTGATAGAAAACATATCATCCTGAATAAACAAAAAGCTTTTGCTGAAGAAGTAAAAGCAAAAATCAAAGCAAGTATAGATGCTTAGTTCTATACAAAGTAACAAAACTTAAACATTTATCAAAAATGAACATTTTAAAAACAACTCCAAAAGGCGTAGTAATTGAGACAAAGATTGGAATTAATCCAGATTTATCAGAGAAGTTATCTAACTGTGGTTCTTACCACATGAAAGCAATCAAGAAGCAGTGCGATAAGATCGCAAGCTGGGAGATTGTGGATAACGACATCACAAAGGATGAAGATTTCCCAAAGATGGTGAAAGTAACATCTGTTCCATTCAATGAAGTAGACGCCGACTGTGTTAGTACATTTGTAAAGACACAGGAGAATCTTGTAGAAACTATTCTTAAGGTAGAGTCTATGAGTTTAGTAATCGACAGAGCGGTTGATTGCGTTAATCGTGTATTCAAGGCAATGCTCGATACGTCTTTTACACCAGACGAGTATGCAGAAAACTAAGGTCCATATAAAAAACCAACAGCATCAACAGCGGAAAGACAAATCCGCTGTAGATGAGGTTGGGAATAAGAGATTTCGGTTATTCTTCAAGTCTGGTGGAGCAAGTATTCTTGTAGCTAAAGGATTAACAAAGAATGAGGTTTATATTCTAACTAAACAGTTTGAAAATAACCTCAAAAACTACGATTCTAAGCTTGAAGGAGTTTGGTTAAGCGTAAAATAAAGCAAATGTAAGTGCTTGTCTTACATAACATTTAAAACATTATCAAAATGATTCCAAGTTACAATAAACCAAGTAACAATGATGGATTTGAGAAAATCTTATTCATCTTATTTATAGCCATGCTGTTCTTCGGCATTGCTGTAAAGTGTAGTGCACAGAAAGTGCAACAGAAAGCTGTGTATGACACAGTAATGTGTGATCAGGCTTGTATTCAGAAGTATGTACAAATTCCTAACGAAAAGACAGGGAAAGTGCGTATCTTTGCTGTATACAAAGATTCTAAGCACAATGTGAATGAGCTTATCAACGTGTCAGAAAGTACATATGACTACATTCAGACATGTAAAACCTACGGGATTCCTGCCCAATTAGGTATTAAGCTCAGAAACGGTGCTATCCAGAGTATTATTCGCATTAAGACACTAATAACTGTTAGGCGATGAACGACGGAATAAAGAAAGGTGTAGTGGTGTACCGTAAGAATAGATACGGTCACCTCTACAACGTGTTCCTTGTAGAAGGAACAAGAGGGAGTACTATCTTATGTAAAAATAAGTTAGGAAAGCGAACAACATTAGAAAGAGATGATTTTTATCCAGTAAAAGTTCCAAGTTTGAGAATATCAAAGGAAGAAATGGATAAAGTTATAGCTGGTGTTAGAGTCTTTAATCACAATATTACACAATCATGGATTGATGTAGTTGAAGGATTTAAAGAAAAACAATTTGAAATTATAAGGCTAACACATGCTAATAGAAAAGTGTATGTAATGTTAGAATCCATTAACAGATCTGTTAAGAATAAGATTGTGAAAGAAAGCGCAAATGGAACTCTAGCTAAACAAATCTTTTCTATTAGATGCGCTATTTGGGACAGAATGTTTGAATGAAAATTCCAAAACCAGGCCAATTTTGCACTATAAACAATGTAGTTTACAGGGCTTATAAGGCAAAAGATGGTTGTAAAGGATGCGCTTTCAACAATCTGTTCTCCTGTTTAGGTATAATAGATGGGAAAACTGGTAGAGCTAAAATGGATTGTAAGTATAGTCATATAATATTCAAGAAAGTATGAAGTTGAATAAACTGTCAGCAACTATAAGAATCGTCGTTTCAATGTTAATTTTGTGTTCGATAGAAAATGGCACGATTGTAAGCAGATATAATACTGTTTTAATCATACTATGTTTTATCGAATTAGTGATGGGCACTTGTTATCTTGTAATAATGTTAAGTGTCAAAGAATAATCCCAAAGTGTAGAGTGTTGGTATCAAACTAACGCTCTACATGTACATTTAATGCAACCTACGCCTCCGAAGTACAAGGAGAGTACGACTGGTCCCAAGTCCAGGATGAAAGATGCAGAGGGGATGTACATTTAAGTGCACGCTTATCAAGAGCGCGATGCTGAGTCTCGAATACTCCGTGCACTACAAGAACTTTTTGTTTTATATTTAAGTTGTTATTATATTCGATTAAATGAGTGTTGTGAAACACGCTTTACTTTGGTTTGGAATGTCATAATTGAAGTTATTAAATTAGCTAAATGGTAATAGCGATTATCAAACAACACACTTGCTTGTGAAAGTANTTAGGTAATAGAGATTACCAACAACACACTTGCTTGTGAAAGTAGGTGTGAAATGGCTTTATAGCTCAATTGATAGAGCGCAACACTGATAAGGTTGAGATTTGGGTTTGACTCCCTTTAAAGCCACAGTATTATCCTAACTATACTTTCATAAATAGTAGTGACTATTTAATATCTTTAAGTTTTAGTTGTTATTAATGTTTAGTGCGCGGTTCGTGAGAATAGCGCATCATGGCCTATTCGTCTATCGGTTAGGA